AAGAATGTTTGAGCTAATGGATCAAACCAGCCAGTGTCAGAAACAACACGTGTTCCAGTTTGTGGTGGCATAATTTCAGTTTTGTCTGGAATCTTTTCTGTTACAATTTCAGCAGTCTTAGTAGAAAGAATTGTTCTTTCATATGTTTCTAGAATACCCTTAGCACTATATGTTGCTTCTGCTGAAGTAGCAGCATTAGCACGAATGTTTGCAGCATTGTCTGTAAAACGTAATGTTTTAACTCCAGTACGGAAACTCATACCAGTACCATTTGGAATATCAAATGTACCGAATAATTGACCAGTATAAGTAGTCACTAATGTAGAAGGTGAAGAAATAGTTGTCTTCTTAATACGTCGAGCAGAATCAAATTCAGCAACTAGATAATATGAATTTGTAGTAGTATCAGATCCAAGACTTCCTCCTTTAATATTATCAACGTACGCGTAATTAACACCGCCATAAGTTTCTTGACCCAATACAATACATGTTACACCTGTTGCAACTGGCGTACCGTTATTAACAGAAACAAATTCTTTCAGAACTTCACCATAAGAATACGCCGTAGTTACATTTCCAGAAGATTTACGATTGTCATTGTTTATATTAGATCCAACGTTTACACTAGTAGCAAATGTAGGAATTGTAGTGGTACCATACGGTATGAATTGCATTATTTTAGCTGGAGTTATATAACTATCAACATTTATAGCATCGAAGAATGCATACATTCTCGTTTCTGGTTTGAAGCTATCTCCACGGAATAATATCTTACGTGAACGCATGTATGGAATCAATTCTGTGTTAACAACACGATCATCAATAATCTTATCAGTTACATTTGATTTGATAAAAGTATTTGTTCCACCTGAATATGTCTTAGTTCCATCTCTTGCAAATGTTGCAACATCAACAATACGATGTGCCCATCCTGCTGCTTGTGGGCCAAGACCAAATTGTTGATCTAGAGCAGCTCCTCCATCACCACCACGACGATCTGCTTCAAAACGCTGAGTGCCAGTAATACGTTCGCCACCCCAGTTTACACTCCACGATTTATAAACTGTACCTAATACACCATCAGCTTCTGCTTTACTAACTAAAGCATCATATTGACTTGTATCATTTATAATAATATCAGGACGACGTTGTGTTTCGAACCAAGTATCATTCCAAGGCACAATCTCAAGCAATCCATTAAATACGAATATGTTAAATGGGTTCACAGATTCTGCATGAGAAGCACGTGGTTGAGATACTAAAGGAGTTGTAGAAACAATCTTAAGAGTTGCAAGATCTCCATTAACTTCATAGTTACGTCCTACACGACTCAGATTAGTTCCAATATTTTCAAGAAGAGTAATATGTGATTGTGTGTAGAATGGACGAAGTTCACCATTTTTAATGTCTACAGATGCTCTCCAATCCAACGATGTGGATAAACCTACACCTTGACCGGTGAAATCATCAACAATGAATCCATTCTGCGGACGCTCTAAACCATAGTTATCGTATGCTTTATTATTAATAGTATTTTGTTCTAATAGTGATAACGTTGTGTAATACTCTAAATTGTTGATACGGCTTTCTAAACGACCGATATCTCTCATAGTATAGCGCTTGTTCTCTATTTTATTTGGAACAACGCTGGCAGTAGAACCAGTAAACGTATATGGTTCAACGTTAAATGTATATAAGTCCATTGAATCTTTTGGAGACGCTGGAACTGATGGATATACATTTGGTATTCCACGAGTAATAATGAATTCACCAACTGTCGTTAGTGAAAGTTTATCAATACGTCCTAGATAATAATTATAATTGATGTCTGTTTCTTCACCAAACTTAGGAATCACAACTGTTGTGTATGTTCCATCGCTCTTACGTAAAGGGCGGAAATCAACAGTATTAATACGATCTGATGTTAATTCGTTATATGCAATGTTAGAACTTCCATGCGTATATGAATCTACCGAGAAATAATCACCAGATCCTGCGTGATTAAAATAACTATAAGTGACTGTTACATTACCAGTAGCAGTTTGTCCTGGAAGAACGCTAATTGAACTCATATCATAGTGCGAATTTTTCAATCCATTATCAAATTTAAATTTTGATGTGATATCGGTACCAGAACTTATAACACTCAACAATTCAAAACCATCGGCTTTGGAAAGTGTTGCAGCTCCACTTACAAGAGTTACTGTTTCTGTTATATTAGTTAATGTCTTAAGACGAGCACTAGATCCATCAACTGCTTTTCTGATATTATATACGATCGTGTATGTACCAGAAGCACCAAATGTAAATGTAGCAGATGAAGTAGTATCACCAGTTAAAGTAAATTGACCAGAAGTAGGACTTCCTGAAACATATGTTAAATGATTACCAGTAGCTACATCGACTACTATATAATTATTCGTGTCAGTTTTTGCACCAAATGTATAACCAGATTCGGTAACTGTTGCAGTAGTTACGCTACTAGAAGTCGTGTATTTCTTGTAGAAAGAATAATTCAAATTCTGAGTGTCATTTACTGCGTATGCTGGAAGTGTATAGTACGAAAGCAAAGATTGAGGATTATAAATCGTAGCTTCTACTCTATAGATTGATGTTCCAGTAACAATAGTAATTGCAGTGTCAATAGTAATTGAATTATTAGTTGTAACTGCAGTTACTTGATAAGCAGATGAATTAATGGAAACATAATCGCCAACTTTCAAGTCTTGAATGAATGTAGTGTTAACACCTGTTACGGTAGTGCTTGATGCAGATCCAGAAAGTATACCAGTTAATTGATTTAGAGTAGGAACTATACGTCCTGTGAATCGTGTAGCAGCACTACCACCAGTAGCAGAATATAGATACTTTGCATCTCTTGAAAAGTATTTTCCTGAAGTTATTGTTAGATTAAATAAGAATACTTTATATGTAAGAGGACTTAATGTATTAAGTTGAATGTGTTTAATACGACCTGTAGCAACTACATTACCCGCAGCTGGAGTAGCACCAGCGCTTCCATACTTGTCATAAACCGTTACATCAGTATTAATATCTGGTAACGCATTAGTAGAACTTACAATAACATAATTTCCTGGACTGGTATCGATAGTTTTAGTTTCATAATTAGACAAATCACGAGCTTTATCAAGTGTTAGATATTGTGTAACTATCTTCTCTATTTCATAACCGCGAACATATGCTTTTCCGGGCTCGACAGAAAGAGAAATTTTGTTTGTAAGAGGAGTGATATCTGTTGAAGGACTTAGTGAATAGGTTGGTCCTTGGTATAATCCATAGTTATATGGAGGAGTAGTATCTGCAAGCCAATTACTTCCTACTGCAAAACTTCCAGAAGAAGCTGAAGTATGTTGTGTTACACACTTATATGTAAGTCCGCTTGATGTAACAATATCGCCTTTAATATATGTTTTATTATTTGCCCAAGCACCGCGATCATTGTTGCGATATTCACGCACTTGTATAGGAAATTCACGAACAGTATAATCGCCAGATTCATCATATGTGCGACGAGCTAGAGTTTTTTCTATTTGAGCGTATGCAGTTTTATCAACTAAGTATTGAACAACACCATTTTTTATTGTTAATAGTGTAATGAATTGATCATCATCTGTAACAGCATCATATGCTTTACTTGTTAAAGCGAGTTCAATATAATAACGTGCAGCACCTGGTGCTGCATAATTAGGAGAACCTAAAGCATTATCCAGAAGACTTTCATCTTCTTCTGGATATACGATACTCTCATTTACTTGAAGACCTGCTTTAGCACTCGCTATATTACTATATTTTGCAAGAACTGTTGTTTGTGTTTCTACATATACGAAATTGTTTTTTATATAGTAAATACCTTCTTGAATTGTAGCAGTTGTACCTTGTCCTAGAGAATTAGCATCAATTGCTAATTCTTCAACCTGAAGATCTAGACCAGAAGATCCATCAATCGGAGAAATTATTTCTCCAAAAGAGAATGTTCCAGAACCACGAGTATACTTAACAAATAAAGTATCTGCTTCAGTAACATTATTGACAACTTCAAGAGGAGTTGCTGTAAGAACAAGTGCTTCAACTCCAGATGTCTGGCCACGATATGTCTTTCCAATAACCGAAGACAATACCGAGAACGTTCTAACAGAAGCGCTAGAAGAAGTCGATGCTTTTAACTTAACATAAGAAGTGTTAGAGTCATAAGAAATTTGTCCAGGAATGATCATAGCACCATTCTTGAACATATGATCACCATGACGCTTGATCTGTTGTTGAAGAATAGTTTGAAGCTGAGTTAATTCTCTTGCTTGAACCGCATATCCAGGACGGAACAAAATTCTATAGAATTTTTTATTTTCGGAATAATCGTCGTAGAAGGGTTCAATATTGAAGTTTAGTGCCATGCTTTTTTCTCTTACGGAATTAAATTGTAAAATCTAGAGAAATGCTCTAGATCTGATATATTTATCTTGTTTCTTAGAAAGTAATGGAGTTTGTTACCACTACAATCTGCTGATCAGACGGGGAGAATCTTAGTCTGTTATCTATAGTTAATAGATCGCCAGAAAATTTATTAACGTCTGGAGTAATAATACTCGTAGTACTAAACACTGCTCCAACTTTACTGAATGTAGCACCAGAGTTTGGAATCTTATTGTCTAAGTAGGATAGTAATAGTGCGGCTTCTGTAGTAGAGTAATTACTATTTTTCTCGATAACTCTAAACGTATACGTTCTATTAGGAGTTACTGTAGTATCTGTCCACGAAACAACATCATCGATGCTAAGTAAACCGAACCCATTCTGTCCTTTAGTGCCAATAGCAATTAAACATGTTGAGGATAATGCACCACGTAAGTTAGTTTCTTTTCCATATATTTTTGGATTTTTAATAATACATACTTGACGATAATCGTTAGTAGAAGTAAATCCTTTATTCTTTTCTTTAGAAAGATCTCCATGGAAAACCAGAGTCTTAGAATATAATTCACCAATAGCATCACGACCATGACCGCCTTTTGGAGATATGACAGCATGGGCAATTGCGGCTGATGCAGATGGTCCTGTAATAGTAACAGTAGCTTTAGTGTAATTATACCCAATACTATCTACGACGATTTTTTGAACACTACCTGTAGCAGAAAGAACTGCATGAGCAGTACAACCAGATCCATCTCCTACTACTGTGACAGACGGCGCGGATGTATAACCAAATCCGGGATTAGTAACATTAATGACATGGATTGCTCCATCTACTGCAGTCAGCTCAACAGTTGATTGACGAGATTCAATATCGCCTATACCGAAGTTTAGAAGAATAGATGCTGGTTCAAAATCTGGATTAGTTGCTGGGTCTAGAGAAGTGTTTACTGTAACTAGCGCATATGTGTATCCAATTCCAGGTTTTGTAATTTGAATAGATTGTATTTCGCCATTAGCATTAATCAATGGAACTAGTTCTGCTTCATTCTTCTTAGTTGTAACACGGAATGTTAAACCACTTGCAGTTTGTCCTGCAAGCGATGTAGCTTGCACTAGAACAATATTGCCAACTGTATTGTTAGGATCTTGCAGAGTTGAGTTAAAAGGTTTAGAATATCCATACCCAATATTAGTAACAGTAAATCCCGTAACCATTCCGCTAGAAATAGTTGCTGTTGCTGCAGCTCTAATTCCTCCAGGAAGATCGGGATCTGTAAACAATAATGTTGCTGTAGCATATCCAGTTCCGCCAGTAACAACTTGTATAGACTGAACTTGATATGGATTCTCTTCAAGATAACCGTCACCAGTTACTGTTAGTGTTGTGTATACACTACTTAAACGTGCTACAATAGGTTCGAGAGTTGCTTGACGAGAAGCACCTCCACCAGAAACAGTTACAATTGGAGGATATGAATATCCAGAACCCTGATTATTAATACTTATAGCGCTAACTTGACCACCTGAAAGTGTAATAGCACCTACAGTTGCTGGAACACCTCCAACTTGGTCGGGGTTCGAAAGAGTAATGGTTGGAGTAGAAGCATATCCAGAACCACCATCTGTAATTCTAAATCCTGTAACTTTATAAGATGTAATAGGATATTTTTTTCCTGGATTTTCAATTGTAAATGAAACAATCGATCCCTTAGAATAGAATTGGTTTGAAAGCGCTGTGACAACTGGCATAGTAGTAGCTGTCAAGAATTTGTTACGTACTGACAGAGGAACTGTATACATGTACTTCCAAATGTAGCCGTCATCTAAAGTGATAGGAACTGTTGAAGTACCTGTTGGACGCACTGAAGATGGATTGTCATTATTATTGAAAAGACATTTATATACATTATAGTCATCAGTCAAACAATAGAACTCTGCATTCTCAAGAGCAGTAGCACCCGAAAATGCAGGGTTGCCGCTACTATATTCTCCGTACATATCAAATGTATAACCAGCTATCCAATTAATACGTGGAATAACTGCACAGATATCATTTGCATCAATCTGTTTATATAGAATTGCTTCATTTCTAGTTGTGTTTTCATACTCAAAAGAATCTGAAACTGGTTCCGGAATAGATTCATTAGTCCACGCGCCAGGATGGCAGTAGACATAATAGTATCTGCTTATATTTGATACGATTTCTGAAATGACCGACTTTACTAAGTTGGTCTTCAGAGAGAATTTTAGTAGCGAGCTTGCCATTGTTTAATTACTGAATAGTTACAGTCCAAGTAATAGCGATAGAGTCGTTAGCTGCTTTGTTAACAACGTCGAAAGAAGTCTTACAAAGCATTGTACCTGATGCGCCAGTAGCACTGTTAAAAATACCAGCTTCAACTAACGAACCTGTACCTGTACCAGCTGCAAAAGTAGCAGCATATGTAACAACGGCACCAGATACTGTACCACCAGCAGTTGTTAAACCAACACGTGCCAATTCGGAAAGTGCTGGAGAACCACCAGTAGAAAGTTGTGTATCACCTACAACCGGAGTAGTCTTAGTTGGGTTAGAACCAACAGTTGCATTACCACCGACTGCCATGTGAGACATTTGTGCTGGAATTGTGTGAGATGGAGAAGCAGCCGTATCTTTCATACGTTGTGCAATCCATTGTTTACCAACGGTTACGACAATGTTAGAATAGAATCGGTCGTCAATCAATTCACCATTTGGACCGAAGTGAGCGATAGCAAGTGTACCGCCCAATTCAATTATGTTTGAAAATTTTGGAGTAATCATGTTTATACCTTTTATGAAAGTGCTCTTGTTGTATGCTCCGAATATGTTTCTAATTCATAAGAATATGAAGTAGCTGGATCCGAAGTATCTTGATTGTACGCATTATAGTACAATATTCCATCGTTTAAGTTATTTATTGTTTCTGTCTTAGGATTATCTGAACCACGAATAGGAGTACTATCTATAGAAGTAATACTCTTATTAAATGTACTACCATTCCAAACCCAATCTCTTCCGGATTCTACGGAGATAATAGAATCATCATTTGATCTTAAGTATGTACTTGTTTTAGTAAAGAAGTCTGCGTCTGGATACTGTATACCGCCAGAATAAAATGAATCCATGTAGATTACGTCTACATATTTGGGATATCTCACCGGCTGCATATCATCAATAGCTGTAACACTCTTATTGAAAGTTCCACCATTCCAAATCCAGTCTCTTCCGGATTCTACTGAAGTAATAGAATCTTGAGTAGTTCCACGTGTAAAATCATCGATATAATTATCTGGAGGTGTTATACTATCTGCTTTTGGAGTTACATTATCTTTAATATCTTGTGTAGACGTATGATATGCTGGTACTAAAGAATTTTCAATAGAATCATTCGGTCCTTTAGCCAAGTCGTATTGTTGTAATGTATAAGGATCTACAGTAGACCACTTGCCGTTTGTTTCCATTGTTGAAAACGTCAGGCCGGTTGTAGAACCTGCTGTAGTAATTAAAGCAGTTCCATCTACATTCGTTAATACAAACTGATAAGGCGTAACACCAACATAACTAACAGATCCTACTTTATAAACAGCTGAATTTGCTAGTGTAGGTTCTTGGTCTTTAGCAGTTCCTGTGCCAGATCCAACGCTTGTAGCAACGAACACCTGATCTACTGCATTTGAAGTAGCACCAATTGAAATGAAGTCAGTTGTTCCAACGCTAACTATCTTATAACTTCTTCCGATTACAAATGATCCAGCATTTTTAGCTTCATACTGCGATATCGTTCCAGTACCAGTTAAAGTGCCAGTTACACGTATTAATTGACCGACAGTTAATGGACTAAAGTTTGGAAATCCTGAAGGTGTTACTACACTAGTAGTTGTAAATTGTCCACTAGTTCCACTAATTAAAACACTATTGAGTTGTATTCCAACTATGCTTCCACTAGAATCATATTTCCTAATAGAAATTTGTTTATCTTTAATATCCTGAAGAAATGTATGAATAGCTGGTAAGGCATCAGATTTTGGCAGCGTAACTTCATTTGTGGATTCATCATCAGTTATGAACAGCTGCTCTAAGAACTGACGACGAATAAATGCAAGTAATGGTGAAGCAGAAACTAGATACTGATTCTTAATTGTATACTCAGCATACAATTCCATACCTGCAGGATGTAGTAACTCTTTAACGATGCTATAGTACGAATCAATCTGTTGTTCTACTTGAATAACATATGAAAATAGCTGATAGTATTTTCCGTCTTGAATATAAGATTCATCAGAGATAAATCCATCTGAAGCAGAATAATATCCAGGATATACTGCAACAGCACCAAGTTCTATCTTAATTTCAGCAGTGTCTAAATCAATTATATTTTTAGTTGTGGCGTTAGTATAGAATGATCCTATAATTTCACCAACATAAGTACCATCAGCATAGAATACTTTTTCATTGTTGTTCGCAGCTGGTGTGTAAAATTTATCGTAATAAAAATAATCCTGTGTATTGATATAACCTAAATCAACGAAACCAGTCGTTCCATCTGGATAAGGTCCTGGAACTGGATGACGATACGGTAACGCTGTAGATTGTTTATTGCTTAGCTTTGCATAAAACGTAGATCTGTAATCTAATCCAAAGTTAATAACTTGAATTTTCTTAATTGATCCACCGGTTCCTATTTTGGTAATCTTTATTAGCGATCCATCGCCATCTTCTGTCTTAAGGTAATATAAAGCACCTATTTCAAATCCTGAACCTTCACTCGTGATAGTGTATTTGCTTGGACATGGAATGATTTGTCCAACATCATTACCATCTTGTGATTGAATAATATCACCAATTGAAATATCTTGAGTATATGATCTCTCAATAAAAACTTCATACACGTCTTCTCGATAAAATACTACACGAGGAGAAAAAACATGTATTTGTTTATTAGCAGTATTGATGTCAATAATCTTTCCAGTTAAATTGAAAAGATTACCAGAAGTCATTCTTACAAATATAGATTTTTCTTGAGTCCACTTACCGTCAGAAGCTCTTAGAATCTGAGTTGATGGATAGAAAACTTCAGAGTCCTTATTGAAAAGAATTCTAAATAAGAATTGATATGATTCTTTAGATCCACGAGACTTATAGAATTCGCGAATTCTTTGAAGAATAAAGCGTTCGTTTGCTAAACTGTTAGTTGGAAATAAAACAGATAATTCTTTCTTGAAACGAATTACAAATTCTTCAAGAGTATTATCAATAGAGCGAATATCTTCTAAATTGCGTTGTTGAGACTGATCTAAAAATTCATAGTACGCTTTAATGAAATTTACGAACAGCTCATACTCTCCTCGAATATATTCGGGGATTTGTCTTTCTAATGCAATTGCAATTGGTGTTTTATCTGTCATGTTCTAGCAGATGCAAGCTTGTGAGAAACTGAAGTTACTTCTTGTTCCATATCAATAGTTAAATATGTTGCATCTATGTTTACAATCTGATTATGTTTAGAAACAACGTCGTCTGATTCTGGTTTAATAATGAATTCAAAGTCGGAACCTACTACACCGGTTACAAACAATGAATTAACTTTTAATTCACCAGTGTCGTAATTCACTGTACCTATTTTACTATTTACAAAAACTTTCGTGTAATCTAATGGGTTGTAATAGAATAGACGCAAGTTTCCAGAACCATCGTCATCTATGTAGTAGATTACATCTTGGCTGTTTATATAAAATCCTGCAGTCATAACTGCTTCTTCAGCAACACCAGCTTTATAGATTGCGTTATTAAGTTGAACTGTATAGCTAGTAGAAAGATTGAAAACCACATCTACAATACGACGAATAACTATAGTTGTTACGTTATTTATGATAGACGAATCTGCATCATCTATCGCACGTACTAATCGCGAATAACGTAGCACTCCATCAAACTTTTGTAAATATACATCATTATAATCTAATATTGCTTGACGAACAGATTGTTGAATTTGTGATGATGATTTATTAGTTAAGTTCGGATTATAAAATACAGTAGTATGAAGCTGAATTGTGTTATAAGCAGGATCTACCATCGTTGGAAATATTCCAAGCATTGCCTTTGGTTTAATGATAGATTCAATAATATAATTCTTTTCACTAGATGTTAAGAACAAGCTTGATTGAGGCTTAATACAAATATAAACTTTACCATATATTGGAGGAGACATTGTTTCTCCTCCCCAGCAATTAATTGCGTCAATGTCTGGATAATTTGATTTTATAACATCTGCATAATCGGTTGATGTTACTGCACGATCTTGTAACTTATATTTGTGAGATACATTATATTTTATCTCGTCAACTGTTTCTGCTGCTCTACCACCAGTTGCCGTTTGAAGAACAGTTATAGTTGGAACACCACTTAAATCAGTTCCAGTATAAGTGAATAATCTTATTCCATTAGCATCTGCGCCACGAGTAACAATGTACTCAATAGTCACTACAGCTCCTATAGCTGGTTCTTTACCTAAGTTGTCTTTACCAAAATAAATCT